TATACCACTCAGGCGCTTTCATGTCTTTCCACTCTTCAATTGTTTGCATTTGATCTTTAATGAAAGCAATTTTATTTTGTTTAATTTTTTCATTCTGCCACTCTTCGTATTTTCCTTCTATCCGAAGTTTATTTTCTATTATAATTTGACAATCAAAACAATGTCCGTACAGTCTCCACATTTTATCATCAAGTCTTTTCTTCATAATTTTACTGCATTCTTTACAAAACAAAGGCATTCTAATATCTTGCATAATCTCTGTCATTTTTGGAATGATATCACCTTTTTCTTTTTCTTCACCCTCATAGCCAACCATCACTCTTTTTTCAGTTTTGCGGCCAGCTAATATATCACCCAATGCTTGATCTTGCCTTTCTATTTCTTTACTATATCCCATAATTACCTCGTAAACTTTAACATTCCTAAAATTTGATTAACAGGTGCAAATGCTCCTGTATATTTATACAATTTACCTTTATAAACAAATGTAACTCCTTCACTTGGAATAATTGATTTAAATCCACCCAAAGCTTCCAATCTATCTAACTGTGTTTTCAACATTTCTAATTTAGAAGGGTCTTTAGCTTTTCTAACTTGTGTAATTGTTTTAGTTAAATCTTTTTTAATTTTTTGAACAGATTTATCTGGATTAGCAGCTATAAAACTTTGAAGATTTTTTAATACCTCTGCGCCCAATTCGAAAAATAAAACTTCCCAATCTCTTATATGTTGTTTCTGTAATTTTTGTAAATCCATCTTGTCTGTTTTCAATACCCAATCTAAAAACTTTGGATATTTTACAAAATCTTTTTTCATTTGCTGTATCCTATAAGATTTATCTAAAAATGCCCATCTACGAG